AAATTAAAAAACGTAAATAGTATGTGTTATCGTTTTGAATTATTAGAATTTCAAGATTGTTTGTTTGAAAATGTAGATGCTACGTACATTCTTCATTTAGAAGGAAATGGTAGAATAGATCATATTCATGAACAATTAAAAACCTATCATCCAACAAAAAAGGTATACATTGTCTATAACAAAGGGTACAAGAATTGTTACAAAGACTTAGAAATACAATCCAGTGGTCATGACATTGTACATGCAAACATAACCGTATTTGAACATGCAGAACAATATAACCATATTTTAGTCCTGGAAGATGATTTCATATTTTCAAAAGAAATAAAGAATCATTGCACACACGTAGATACGTTTTTAAAAAGGGATACTTCTTTTGTGTATCAATTAGGAACCGCACCATTTTTTGCGGTTCCAATCAGTATGCATCATTATAGAATTTTAGCTGGTACAGCCCATGCGAATATTTATTCTGCCTTGGCTAGAAAACATATCATGAAAGATTACACAAATAATAAAATAACAGGTAACATTGGTGGTCTTGATAATTACAACGTGAAACATTTACCCATGTATATGTATCATAAGCCTTTGTGTTATCAAACATTTCCAATGACCGATAATCGAAAAGAATGGTTTAAAGGAGATGGATTTATAAATTTTGTTACCCCAATCATTGATTTTATACTAACCATGTTCATTTCATGTGTCAATTTAGAAAAGGAACCAGAACCAGGGTTTACTATTCTCTATTTTATTGCTAAATGTATACCAGTTCTTTTATTTATATTTCTCGTATGGGTTATCTCTAAAGTCATGAAAAAGAAGTTTAAATAAAACATCATAGGTTAAGTCAATGCGTCACGAACGGTTCTTAGAAATCGCCCAAGGATGCGCAGAACAATCTACCATGCATTATCGTCATGGATGTGTGGCTGTCCTACATGGAAAAATAGTATCGAGAGGGTATAATAGTCAACGAAATTATTCCAAAGATGGAATCATTTCGAAATGTTGTTCATGTCACGCAGAAATCGATGCCTTGCGTAATGCATTGAAACATGTAGGTCACCGAGGACTGTAAACGACTTTCACTCTATGTAGTGCGGTTGACCAGAACCGGAAACCGTATTGATTCAAGACCTTGTCAAAGTTGTTATCTCACCCTGTGTAAATATAAAATAAGACGTGTCATTTATTCCGTCACGCCAACTACCTATGAATGTGTAAAAGTAGCGGATTATGTACCAAATAAAATGTCAGAGGGGGATGAATATTTTCAAAGTTTGTGATCCTTTTATAGGAAAATATATTTCTCTATACTATGAAATCAAGAGTAGTGATGCTGGCATTTTTCCTTTTACTTGGTCTCATAGGGTATAGTTTATGTTCTTCCTGTTTTAAGGAAGGGTTTGAAGCAGTCACTCAATGGAAACAAACGGGTGAATTACCTTGGGATGGTCCCTATTCTTTACCCGAAACGCAACCGGAACCAGAGGAAATGTTCCTGTTTGCCAATAACAAGGTAAGCCCTGCTTGTAATAAATCTACCTATACAACGGGTGGAGGTGGAATCTGTACCACACCCGAACAATTACGTTTCTTAAATACAAGAGGCGGAAATCGTACAACAGAAGACGGATTTTAACGCCGCTTCATCATTTTGCGAATACTGCGACCCTTTTGTACACGTTTTGCTGCATAAAATAAACTGGCAGGGATCAATACATCCATGGCGGCTTTACCGAGAGAAGCAAGTGTAAAGTTTCCACCTCGTTTCTTTTGTGTCTTGTTTCGAGAAGTCATGCTATTACCGTAGAAAATTTTTTTTGTAAAGTTGGAATAATAATAAACTGGTAAGTATGACTTGAAATAACAAAAGGCAATATAACGCCCAAAGATATGGTTTCCATTTTTCTAAAAGAATGTCTAACAACGAAAGTAAAATTTGCTTAACATCCTCACGCTTTAATATACTTAAACATTGATTCAACATACCTTCCTTTTTTATTTTTTATGCGTGCATTTTGCATATAAAATATAAAAAAGAAAAATATGATCCATCATGCAACAGATCAATTTGATTTTTCCAAGTTACATTTAGGATCACCTACCCCATTAGCCGGTGGATCTTTTTACACGAAAATAAATAATACTGTAAAAGACGAACCGTTGTATGTGTACACGCCAACTTGTTCTACCAAAGGAATCTCTACGAATCGATATGTAGACTTTTTATTTACCTCGGCCAATTCTAATTTTCTTCATTGGATGAATGCTTTAGAAGAAAAATTACAGGCCCTTTTATTTGAAAAAAAGGATGTATGGTTTGTAGGAGATGATATGGAATTAGATGACATACAAAATGCATTTATTCCTTTGGTAAAAGCAAAAGGAAGTCAATATGTAGTTCGGGGATATCTTCAAGGAAAACATTTCAAGGAAACCATTCAAGTGTACAATGAAGATGAAATACCCATCCCTCTTAGTAGTATTCAGGAAAATTCGCAATTGATATCTATTTTAGATATTTCAGGAATTAAATTCAATCAAAAGTGTTTTCAAGTGATGATTCATGTACGGCAATTGATGGTTTTAGAAAAAACATCTTTTACCAATTGTTTGATCAAACATAAAGTTAAGGAGAAGCCAGAAGTAAAAATAGATGTTTTGGATACGATTACTTTGAAATCACCGAATGAGGTGTATCGAACCGCTTTAGAAAAAGCAAAAGCGATGAAAGAAGAAGCAGAACGAGCAGAATCCATTGCTGAAGAATTAAGAATAACCTATGAATTGGACGAATAAATTTTATGTTTTCTATATATAATGAATCTTGGCAAAAATAAAGAACTTCTTTTAGTGGTTGGAGCTTTGGTTGTTTTAGGCGTTTTTTTGTACAAATCTGGCCAACAAAAGACCAAAGATAACATGTCGCTCAATTCGAACCAAGGTGGATGGTACACACCTGCTCCCCTTTCTTTAGGAGAAGACAAGTATGCAAAGGCAAATGGTGTAAAGACAAACACCTACGGTGCTCAGCCTTCCAAGTTAGATGATCCCAGTATGCTTTTACCGAATGATTCCAATTCTCAATGGGCTTCCTTGAATCCTCAAGGAGGAGGAATGTTAAAGGGCGTGAACCTTCTTCAGGCAGGATCTATGATTGGAATCAACACGGTTGGATCTACCATGCGTAATGCAAATCTTCAGTTACGGTCGGAGCCACCTAACCCTCAAGGAAATGTAGGACCTTGGAACAACTCGACCATTGAATATGATGTCACACGCCAGCCACTTGAAATTGGCGGCGCTCCTTAAACTCTACTTACTATATGAAACTATCACAGTATGGGGATGTAGCTGCGATACCTTTCTTTGCTCTGCTTTGTGTTTATTTTTATAGAATAGAACACAAAACGATATTTGAATGTATACTTTTTTTATTTTCCATCTCTGGTTTGGTAGCTGACCTATGGTTTACCTATCTTTATTTATATAAAAAAAGAATATAAATACGTTTCTGGTTATCAACTCATGAACGCATTGTACAATTGGAACATTTTTACCAAGAATGGGTACATGTATTGCGAGGGAGAGTGGTACAACGGAAAGGGATGGATTACCAGCCCTATTCAGGCAATGTACACGTCCTCCAAGTGCTACATTGTTTACACGGAGAATTCGATTTATTATCTCTACTGGTAATATGTTGGGTGATGTGTTGAGGTATATGCGTATTGTGCCATCGACCGAGGTGAAACGGAAACAGAAAACAAATAGGAAATTGTTTTATGCGGCCAAGAAAAAATACACACGATGTATCGTAAAAAAGTGTGGGATACCCGTACATAAAATAGATCAATGTGGAAAACGTTGCAAAAAACAATTAGATTGTGTAAAGAAACATTGTCGCAAAGAAGATGATGTCTATTCGCAGGTGGCTTTTTTGTAAACGTATACTATGGGTTGGATCTGTACGATACCAAAAGGGTGTAAAGAAACCATGGGTAAACACAGGACACCAAAGTTGAAAAAACGGTACAAGGCCACACAGAAAAGATATAATCGATGCGTGATGAAACATTGTCATCCTAAAAATATGTCCACGAAGGAAATGGTAAAGGATGAAAATGTAAAATGTGTCTTGAAACATTGTCGTAAAGAAAGTAACGCGTACGTCAAGGCATCGTATTTTTAACCCTTCATTCTATGATTGCTAAAAAATTACATGGTTATAAATCTCAAGATAAGAAATTTGAGATTTATAGTGAATATCACTGCATCAAACATGACGAAGTGGAACAAAAGTTAAAAGAGTGTGACTATACCTGTTATTATTGCAAAGAAAAAGTATTGATGGAATACGGAAAAAGAGATCCAAAACAATGGACATTGGATCGCATCGATAATACAATGGGTCATAACACGAATAATGTACTCATTAGTTGTTTGGCATGTAACTTGAAGAGACGTAATCGAACAGTAGAAAAGTTTTTATTTACAAAACAATTAAAAATCATCAAGGCAGAATCTACGACCCCGTTGAAGCTGGAAGCTTCTCCGCACCTCCCTTGTAAAGCGGAGTCCTACGATCCCTTATAACGGGGTTGTAGGGGCTTGCCCCTACCGCCTACGTCTACGTCCTCCTTTACGTGTTTTGAAATAGTTGCCCACGGCATTTACACTTTGTGTAATGTTGGTACGAGCAGTAGTGGCCGCGTTTGAAAGCGCAGTGGGTGCATTGGACAAGGATTGTTTGATTGCTGCCGGTGCTGTCCTCAATGCACCAGGTGCGTTGGCAATACCTGTCATGGCCTTGTTCCCCAACGATGCCGCAGAATTGCTTACATAGTTTAATGAGTTCATTCCTACACCACCCGATGCAATATAGCCTAATGCAGGAGATCGCTCTGCATACTCAGTTAATGTTTTTAATGCAACCTTGACGGATTCCGCACGTTTTTTACATTCGTCTCCACAGATAAACATTTCGCTTTTCAAAGGATTCATTGCATTGCTACGCATTTTCATGGTTGAATTACAAATCCCAATGGCATTGATGATGGCTCGCATATGGTATCCGGGTTCTTGCGTAAGTTTTTTTACTTCGGCATCAATGTTTGCATCACTTACAATGGCTTCTTTCAAGTTTTGTGTACCTTCTATGGGTTGGGCTACTGTAACTGGAACGGCTTCTGGTACATCTTTTTTTCCTGTAAAAAAACTGGAAATATCGCCAAATCCTACACCACCTTTTCTATTCTTTCGAGTTCTCATATATTAGAACAATATTTCTAAATCTTCCAACTTCCAATATTCAATCGGTCCATTTGGTAACGGACGTTTAAAAATAAACGGTGCCTTCTTTTGATGCACTTCTTCTTTCGCAATCCAATAACTATCAATGGAATCCGTTTCAATGAAGAGTGGTGCGCCTTGTTCAATTTGGGTTGCTCGAATTCCAATCGAACGCGTATATTCATATTTCGTAAGATAGGGTAAACTCGTGTGATGCGGATCTACAATCACACCATTTGCATCACGCTGAATCGTACACAGGGCCAATACTTCCTCATACGGAATCGTTTGTTCTTGAGGATGAGATTGAACTATGAAGTTGGGTTGCTTTAATACTTTTTCTATTTCTTCATGTTCTTCATAATCATTGTCTTCCACGCAATATGTATCGACATGTTCTTCCTCTTCTTCTTCTAAACTTTCCACGTCACTTTCTTCCTCAATTTCCTCATATTCTGGTTCTTCGTCACTCATTTGATACTATACAGACATTATTTTTATATTCAATTTTTATCCATTTTCCATATGGTATCACACTCTGGACACAGATAAGCGTAGCTTAATTCCGTCTCATTGTACCGAACCTGTATAATATCCGCTTCTGTCTCGTGATTTTTACACGTATCTTGGGGACACTTTAGTTTCATACGAGGTAACGTAGGATCTAACTTGGTATATTTGTGAATGACGCTTGTATGTTGTTCTTTTTTTTGAAACGACATGGAACACACTACGTTAGAGGTGGCATCTTTTTCAAAGCCACACTTTTTACATTGAAACATTAATTTTTCTTCCATGTTGGTTAGAAAAAGCATATTTTCACAGACCTGACAAAACTCCATAGTACTTGTAAAGAGTTTTTACTTAAATCAATTTTTACGTTTAAACGCGATATTTCCAGTATTCGTTTATACTAAATGACGCTAGAGTTGAAAAAATTTGATATGCGTTCGATTAGTTTTCGTCCCAATGAAAACAAAGGACCCGTCATTGTTCTTATTGGTAGACGTGATACAGGAAAGAGTTACCTTGTCAAAGATTTGCTCTTTTATCAACAAGACATTCCTATTGGAACCGTCATCTCCGGTACAGAAGCAGGAAATTGCTTTTATAGTGAACATATTCCTAAATTATTCATTCATGATGAATATAGTACAGGAATCATTGAAAATATTTTGAAACGTCAAAAACAGTGTATGAAACAAATACAAAAAGAAATGGCCGTTTATAAAAAGTGTAACATTGATCCTCGTGCCTTTTGTATCCTGGATGATTGTTTATACGACAATGGATGGACCAAAGATAAATTGATGCGTTTACTTTTCATGAATGGTCGGCATTGGAAAATCATGCTTATCATTACGATGCAGTACCCGCTGGGTATTCCCCCGAACTTACGTACCAACATTGACTTTGTGTTTATTTTAAGAGAACCGTACTTGGTGAATCGTAAGCGAATCTACGATAATTATGCCGGTATGTTTCCTACCTTTGAATCCTTTTGTCAAGTCATGGATCAATGTACTGAGAATTATGAATGTCTCGTCATCAACAACAATGCCAAAAGTAACAAGTTAACCGATCAAATCTTTTGGTACAAGGCAGAACCACATCCTACCTTTAAGATTGGCTCGAAAGAGTATTGGGAATTATCCAAGAATTTACCAGAGGAAGAAGATAATACGTATGATCCCAATGCCAAAAAGAAGAACGTACAACAGATTCAAGTCAAGAAATCAAAATGGTAAAAATTGAAATACATTTATCCTTCTTAGGGAAAGAATGGCTCACGTAATGGAACCCGGAACATCTTGGTTTTACGTGAAACAAGGACCCAGGTGTACCGAAGAAGTAAGGGAAGCATTTGATTATGCTTTTCGAAATAGTGTTTCTCAAATCGTAGAACACAAGGGATCTTTCTGGGTCTTTGTGGACATGGGACGTCAATGTCTATTGTTGGAACTTGCGGATGAGCAAATCAAACGGGATGGTTTGATTGTAAATGGATGGAAGGTAACCTATGGTGTACCAGATATATTTTGATAGTATATGGATGCATTTCTACATAGCTTGGATATACCGAGTTTTCAATGT